TAATATTTCCTATACCAATAGCTTCTAACTGATGTTTATCTCCTAACATAACTAATTTTGATCCAGTTTTTAATGCTTGAATTAACTTATAATAAATATCAGCACCAACCATAGATATCTCATCGAGGATACATATATCAATGTATAATTGATTATCTTTATTATAAACAAATCCACTTTCAGGATTATATCCTAACAATCTATGAATTGTGTATCCATCTTCTCCAGTTATTTCACTTAAATTACATGATGCTCTACCTGATAATGCTGTTTGTGCAAAAGAATAATTACTTTTAAACACTTCCAACATACCTGCTACAGTGCTACTTTTTCCATTTCCTGCCCCGCCTATAATCATTACCACTTGATTTTCTAATATTGCTTGAATACCTTCAATTTGTTCTTCAGTGAATTCCCATTTTTGTCTTTCTTCAAGTTTCTTAATTTTATCTTGCCAACCTTCAAATTTAAAACAATTTTCTGCTTCATTTAATCTTATCAATTCTTTTGCTATATTGTTTTCAAGATTATAATACCTCAACAAACCTACTTTGTCCCTATCTTCATTTGTCCAAATGATCTTGCTTTCATTCATTTCTCTTAGTGATTGAGATAAAGTTTCTTGAGGTAAATCATAACCAATTATTCCATCAACTGCACTTAGTAAATCATCTATATCTACCCAAGTATTGCCCATGTTAGCTTGTTCATATAAATAATATTTAACATATGCTTTAGTTCTAACAAGAGAATATTCACCTAATCCTCCTTGTAAGGCCATATCATCTGCTGTATCCCATCCGATACCATCCACTTCATCAATAAGTATATATGGATTTTCTTCTATTTTTGAAATTACAATATGAGGACTTCCATAATAATCAACTAATTTATCAATTTTATTTTTAGTAAGACCAAATCTATCTAATTTAACATACGCCTCAGAATAATCTTTACTATTTTCATATCTTTCTATTAATTTTAATGCTGTGGGAACACCAATGCCCTTTACCGAAGTTAATGCTTGTATGTCTTTATTTTCTAATATTTCAATGGGATTTTCAAATACTTTAAAAAGTTCTACACATTGTTTTTCAGGTAATACTTTTTCTAAAAATATAAATTGATCATCTCTATTTGTTAATTTTACATCCATACACATGAATATTATTTGATATTGTATACCATATTTTTCATTTTCAATTTCTTTACCTATAACCACATAGATTTCATCATCATTTATTTCACACATGCATCCAGTTAATGTTATTGTTCCCCATTTATTTATTTGTGGTTCTCCTTGCAATGTATCTAAGACAGTAACGGAAATTATACCAAAATCTCCGTTGCCAATAATCTTATTTTTAGGGAACATTTGTTTGGATAAACGACATTTGCATTTAATCATTATATCATCTTGATTTTGTTCCAAAACTCTACCTCCTTTTATTCTACTAATTGGACTCTATCACTTTGTAAAATTAAACTTCCGTCTTCTTTAATTTCTATTATTTTTTGAATACTATGTTGATAAATAGAATTTTTATATCTCTTTGGTTTAAATATATCTCCTCTTCTAAATCCCGTCACTAAAATTTTATTACCCCTTTGAAACCATCCGTTTTCTAATATTATTTTCTTATTCTTTCCTTTATCATCTATACCATTATCCTTAGAAATCGTTTTGTCATAAAAAGAGAATTGCCCTGAATAAAACTTTAGGGTTACAACACCTTCAGGAGTTAGTATAGTTACTGAATGTTTATTTTTATCTCTATCTAAAACAGTTCCTATAATTCTATCTAATTGAAACTTAGGATACTGCAATCCTTTATATTTTGTAAAACCAATTATTATAGGTTCTTCAGGTAAAGAATAAAAATCTACAATTCCGTATTTTTCTTTATTAACATTTGCTAATTCATGTCCAGATTCTTTACTATAAAAACTCATACTTTCCATTTCCCATGAACTGATATTACCTTGCATATATTGATTTTTGATATTTTGAAAAACAATATCAGTATATGTTTTTATACATTCCTCCGTAGTTATCCATTTATTTAATTGAATAACTTTATTTTTATAAACAGATTCAAATGAACCCTTACGTGATGTTCCTAATGCTACAAATAAATACCCTTCGTCATCATATTTATAATCTTTGTCTTCCTGCATATCATTTGCAAAATGTTCTAAGAAAAAATTATTTGCATGATCAGTGTTTTCATCATTGTATTGATCTTTTATTTTGTACCATGTAATCGTTTTAGATTGTTCATCTGCTATTTTCTTCATATTTATTAAATATTCTCTAAAATTATAAAATCTTAATTCGTCTTTTAATTCAATTGGTATAATTCCTAACTCAGCAATTTTTCCAATATCTTTAGAATTTAATTTTGTTTTAGATGGATTTAATAATCGTAAATAATCCTCTAATATTTTTTCTCTTGATTTATTTTCTATTTTATCAAATGCTCCTGCTTTAATTAGCATTATAGTCTGACCTTCTGCTACCAATGATCTCATTTGTGATTTACCAGTTTTTAATGTTGTTTCTTTTTTTATCAATACTAATCGTTCATGAAAATCTTTTAAATTTTTATATGGTCTATTCTGCATAATGGTTTGTGCTGTTTCATTATTAATTTTCATAATTCCTTTAAATCCGAAAATAATGAAATTATTTTGTTCATCAGGTAAAAAACCTTGTTCTGCTTTATTTATATATGGTAACGATATATTAATATCTTTAGATTGCAATTTACCTATTGCTTTTGCAATTTCTCCATAATTTGTTGTTCTTTCCTTTGCTTCTATATCAGAATCTTCACATGTTTCTCTATCTACTGCACCTGATTCAACCATCAATACTGCTGTATTCCAATATATAGGAGGGTAATAATAAACTAGATTTAATTGTTGAATAAGAATAATAGTATATGCTACGGCATGTAAAATACTAAAACTGTACCCAAGTTGTAGTGCTATTTGTTCATTCCAAATATAATCCAATAAAATTTGCGGTGCATTTGCTCTTTTGCCCCATTCAAAGAACATTGTTTTAGCATCGTCAATTAATTTTTGTTGTTTTTTTGCTACACCTTTTCTTAATTTATTACTTTCTATTACTCCAAATCCTGCAATATTACTATCCATAGTTAACAACATCATTCGTTCTTGACTTGAACATACTCCATTATCTTGAAGTAAATGTTTCTCCATTATTTTAATTTGTTTTTCATTTAATCCGAACTTTTTCATATCTCTATACCATTCAGAAATATTATTTTTATATCTAACAAATTTCTCTAATGGTTGTTCTCCATTTTCTACCATCAATCTCATAACTGTATTACCATTAGAAGCGTCAATTAAGTTTTGTGGTTGAATTAATTTAATCGCTTGTTCCCCAACGGATGATTCAAACTGAAATGCTGAAAGTATTTCTCCTTTACATAATATATCCCACATTTCTTTTGATTTGAAATCTATAACATCTGGATGTAGATATTTATTATATGTTTTTCTTAAACTACCTTGCCATTCTATTTTATTATTTTTTACCAACATTTCCATAGTTAATTGAAGCATTGATTCTGTTTTAGTATTTAGAAAATCATATTTTAGATTTGATACTTGTTCTGAATCGTGCAATTCATAGGCAGATATTAATTCTCCACTTGGACTTCTCATTACTGAATTATGTTTTGTGATTAATTCATTAACTATAATTACTCCACAAGCATGAGTTGATCTTTTATTAATTAATCCTTCAATTCCTAATATAATGTTTAATAAATTTTTATCCGCATATTCACTAACCATATTTCTAAATTCAGTTACTTGTTTTCTTCCATTGTCTGAATCTCCATAGAAACAATCACGAATACTCCATACTTTTCCTCTTTCTATAGGTACTAAGGAACTTAAATATAACGCAACGTCATTGTTAATATGTAATCCCCTACAGCCAGTAAGGATTGCTGACTTAGAGGTTTCTGTTCCAAAAGTACATACTCTTATCGCATCTCCACCAATACTTTGATAATATTTTACTATTTTATCCATTACTACATCTTTTTTATGAGAACTATAATCTATATCAATATCAAAAATATCTGGTCTTTCTGCACTCATAAATCTCCAATGAGGCATTTCTACACCTTGTTCTAAAGGATTTACTTGAGTAATACCTAATAAATAATTAATAATATATCCGTTAGCACTTCCACGACCTGGGCCGACGAATGATTCAGCTTCTTCCCAGATAATATCTATATTTTTTTGCATAGTGTTTAAATATGCTCCCATTGGTTGATGTTTAACTTTACTTGCTCCTGTGATTTCTTTACATTCAATATTAACTCTTTCTAAAACATCGTCTAATTTTTCTTTTTTGATTTCTCTTTCTTCTATTCCTTTAAATATTTGAGTAATCAAGAAACTATGTTGATTTTCAATATCTTCATAAAGTTCTTTTATATATGGATATTTATTTAATATTTTTTGATTAACTGAATACCACTCTGATTTTTTGGGTAATTCTCTTAAGGGAATAATAGATTCTGCAAAAAAATCATATCCTTCAATTTTATCAGCAATTTCTTTAGTGTTTAATATTGCTTTTTCAATATCCTCAATTTTTAAATAATCCATATTTTTAAATATTTCATCTACGGTGAAGAAATGAGTTGTACTATAAAACATATCTACTTCACGATTACCATTGGAATCCTCTTCTGATGTTAAGAACGCTTTATGAATTTCTCTATCTTTAGATGTAAGATAATGTGCATCAGTTGTTACTATCCATTTTATATTATAAACCTTTGCTATTTTAATAGCCATTATATTAAAGTCTACCTGTTCCTGCTGAAGAGATGGCTGTAATTCAATATAAAAGTCTTCTCCAAATATATCAATACACCAATTAATAAAATAATCTATCTCGTCTTTTATTTGCTCTTGTCTTTCTTTATTTTCTTCTTGCAATAGATTTAATATTAAATTTGGCAGTCTACCTCCTAAACAGGCAGAAGACACGATTAAATGTCCTCTGCATTCATTAATAATCTCTTCTATATCAGTATAAAAAGTAGGAACTCTTTCTATACCTTTATAATTAAACATTCGTTTCCATGCTTTTGTAGATAATTTTCTAATTTGTTCATGACCAATATTATCTTTAGCTAATATTAAAAAATGATAAAATTGAGTTTTTCCTTGTTCTTTCATTTCTTCATACATTATTTCTTCATCAACTAAATAAATTTCATTCCCTAATATTGGTTTAAATTCTTTATGTATTTTTTCTTTAGATTTTAATTTTTCTACTGTATTTAAAAATTTTACATGAGAACTAAGACATTCATGATCTGTAATAGCCATTGCAAGATTACCTAATTTATTTACATATGTAATCATATCCTCAATTTTATTAATTGAGTCCAAAATTCTTATATTTGAGTATTCGCTATGAACATGTAAATGTACAAATATTTCATTTAATTTATTTAAATATTCTTGGGAGTAAGGCAATATATCATCACTCTTTCTTTAAAATCTAAATTCTTTAGCATTTTCCACATTAAAATCAATAATATTTATTTGTGGAAAATCATTATTATTCCATTTATTAATTTCAAATTCACCAATAACATCTATTTTTACCTTGTTAGTTTTTGATTTGGATAATCCTTTATGTGATTTCATAATCATTTGATTATATGTATTTTCACCAGAAAACTTTTTAATAAATGAAATTTTATTAGTACCAATAATCTTTTCAAATTTTATTAAGTTTCTTTTTTCTCCAAGTAATTGTATATCTTCAATTTTCAATACTATATTTGTAATTGCAAAAATAGGTTTTCTCAATGTATTGCCCCAAATATCTGCCCATTGACCAACTTGAAGAATATGTTTTTCTTTTAATTTTCCTACAGGTATTTCATAATCAACTAAATATACATCTTCAATATCTACATCTTTAAACATCTCGTTTAACTTATTTTGTGTCTCTTGAATTTTACTTTCTTTAATTTGAAATCCACCTGCATTTGGATGTCCACCTAACATTATAAAAGTATCAATTTCTTTTAATATATCCATAAAAGATATTATGGGAAATAAATTATAACTTCTAAAACTCCCTCCAAATATTGTTTCTTGTTCTTTATTCTTTAATTCATTTTTTTTCATTTGTTTTAAGATAATAATGGGACGTTTATAAATACTTGCTAATTTATTTGCAACTAATCCAGAGAATGATTTTTCTAATATATCTGTAGCATTTATTATAATTACTTTATTATCATTTAATTTTTGTGTTTCAATTATCTCAACCAATTCTTCCATTGATTTTTTGACTATTTTATCTTGTCTAGCTTTGATATTGGTAGTTTCTCGAATCATACATTCTTGTAAGGTTTGTATTATAATTTCTGGTTTGGGATCTTCTTTGTGTTTCCTTCTTGGTTGATATTCTTTTGTCTCTTTTTTCCCTAGAAAAGCATTTATTAAATCCATTCTTTCTTTGGCATTCCCTATTCTTGTAGTTGCATTAATAAAAGGAGCAATCTTCCATCCAACAAATGTAAAATTAATATTTTCTTCATCTACAATTTTATTTTTTATTAAAAATTGATTTATAAATTTATTATTAATAGTTTTTAAACCTTCGATGGCTAAATACCTTGTTTCGTAATTTCTCAAATCCATAGAATCTGCTATCATACCTATTGCTACTAAATCTAGATAATTATCTGCAAAATTATATTTATATTTTTTATCATATTCTTTAATAAATTTATAAACCACTCCTGCACCAGATAATGTAGTATTGGGGTATTGTCCATCTTGGCAATTGATAACCACAGCGTAAGGATTATCTTCTTCTATCTCATGATGATCAAGAATTAATATATCCACATCTCTAGTCTCTACTAATTCCTTGCATTGTTTTACATCTGATGTTCCAGCATCAGGAACTATTAATAAATTAAAATTATATTCTTCTAAATTTTTTACTATAATTCCATGTATTTTATTGCTATTCATTGAATGAGTAATAATTATATTTGGATTTATATTTAATATATAATTATCAATTTCCGTAGCAGATGTTAATCCATCAACATCAACATCATCTATAATATGTATTTTACTATTATTTTCTATATGCCAATTAAGCATATTTAAACCTCTGTCCATATTTTTAAGTAACATTCCATCATGTAAAACTGATTTATTGATATTTAACATCTCTTTTGGATTCTCAACGCCTCTATTTTTTAATAAAATATCCAATAATTCATTCTCACTAATTAATTCATAACCTTTATTTAAAACTCGATACTTTATTACAAACATCTCCTTTATTTTATCATCTCTTTTAATTCTTCTATATCATCTATGTAATACCGTTCTCTATATAATTCTTCAAATGTATTTTTTCCAAAATCTAGAGGCGAGTCCTTGTATCTAATGCGATTATCCCAACAAACTACTATTGATACATTACAATATGACATAAACATTTCTGAGATTTTTATTAATCTTTTTATATAATTTTCATATTCTTTCCATGCTTTTGAATTTTTATCTATATTCTCATTGTCTATCAATTCAATTTGATATTGTTTGTCAAATGCAATTGCAATCTCTTCTATTCCTAAAGACAATAATAAATCTCTTTGATAAAGACTTAAACTCATCCCACATAGTGCAACAGTAATGTTATTTTTTTGACCATAATAACTTCCATATAACATTACTGCCTTTTCTGATTCAACGATAATTACTTTTTTAAATTGCTTTATGTTATTTTGATTTTGAAATATTCCATAAAGATTAAAGGACATTGGATATTTATAAGTTAATCTTTGAATAGTAATTGGCATATATTTCTTACCACTTTCAGTTTCATGTTTAAAAAATGCTCTTCCTCTTATACCTACTAGATTGCCATTAATATCATAATGAGGAATTATTGTTTTGTTTTGGCTTATATAAAATTTAATTTGAAAGAATGAGGCAATTTCATCATTTATACCTTCTGTATACCAAGATAAAGGAATATAATCATCAAACATATTTAATATATATTTATCATAGGTAGGAAGTTGTATTATCCTATTTTCTTTTTTATAAAGATGAAATTTCAAAAAATCTAAATCCTTATTTTGTATCTCTCGTTTCTGTAATCCTATTTTTAATTTTTTAAATCTTGAAATCCCTTTAAAATTACAAATGTAGTTATAAGATTCAATGAAATCAATTCCTTTAGCAGACATAACAACATCAAACAAACTTAATGATCCACAACAAGTAAAACATTGAAAAAATTTAGTATCTGAAAAATAATATAATTTATTACTATCTCCATTATGACAAACTGTATTAAAATATATATTCCCTTTATCATCTAATTTATAATTATTTGAACCTAAATCTTTTAATATTTCAATAATGTCTTCAGTAGTAATTAAATTAATTAATTCATCTCTGTCCATATTAAATCACTCTTTCGGTGATCTTATCTTCTAACTCTATAATCGTTTTATCTATAGATATTGGTTCATATTCTCTATTTGTACAAAACATATCTATCGTTCTCATATTTCCTAAGTTTTGATGACACCATATTTTAACTTCTTCTGTAATTTCACCGAATCTATTTTTATATATTGAATAACACATATTAGGTAATAATGTTTTATTTAATCCTTTCGCCTTTTGAATTAATGGTTGTATGTAATCAAGTTCTTTTTTTGTAGGAGCAAAAACAATAATCCCTACATCAGTTTTATTTGGTAATGATCTAGCTCCTTTTACTGCCCTTTGATCTCTAACATTGTCTCTACGTGCTTCATCTGTAGTTTGTGTAAAACCAAAAATTACAATATCGTAATCTGTAGCTAATTTTTTAATATTAGCAGAAAGATTTAATAATACCTGATCTTCTCTTGCTGACATTCCTTTAGTTAATTGAACATATTCTGCGATCAATGCTTGTGTCAATTCAAGATAATCAATTGCAAGGACATCTAATCCTTCTTTAAATTTATATCTATCTACAGTATTTCTTAGATATGCTAAGTCATAATTAGATTCGTCTTCTAAAAAGATTTTTGCTTGTTTTACATATTCTATTGCTTTATCAATTCTCTTTTCTTCTTCTTCAGTTAAAGTATTTTTTTTGATTTTATATTCTTCTACTCCACTAACAAATGCCCACATCATAGGTTCTAATTCTTCATATATTTTCATTTCTGTTCCTATATATAAACCTACATTATTTTGACCATTAGGATTAGGTAAAAAATCTTCTTTATCATGATCCCATAAATACGGACTACAAATTAGTAATAGTCTTTCAATTGCAATTCTTGTTTTACCTTTCCCACTATCCCTTGTCTCAAGAAAAAATCCTCCCTTTAAAGCACCTCTTGTAAGAGTATTTAAATATTTACTTTCAAGTCCATATCCATAACATGGAGATTCCTTCATTTTAATTCTTAATTCTTCTGCATTATCTCCAGATTTTCTTCTTTTCGATGAATCTTTTATAAAAAATTTTTCTTTAACATTGAAATTTTTTCTATCAAAATGTTGTTGTATTTCATTTAATGTCATAGATTCAAATTTTTCTTGTTGTTGCTTAATGATTATATGATCTATTTCTTCCATATCTAAAATTTCAGATACATTTATACCTTCACTTATGTAGCTTCTTAACAAAGATAATTTTCTAACTTTATTATAGTAATATTCATAGTTAACAATATTAGCATCTTCATATACTTGAGATAACCATTCAAGATTTTTTTCATTTTCAAATAATAAAATATATCCTTTTGGATCATTTGTATTTAAGTATGTTTCAATATCTGATATTCTAATTTCTTTTAATTCCTGAAGATATAAATTATAAATACAAGTGAAAGTTAACTTATGTATGCCATTTGGAAAATCTTCATCTACATTCAATATAAATTTTTTATCTTTTAATAAATAAGGATCTTTCATTAAACATCCTAATACTTGACAAGATGCTCGTTTATCAAAATATTTTTCTATTTGTTTTTTAGTTATTCTCATTATCTACCTCCCAATTTTTTTGCAATGGTAAGGGTTTTTTGATATCAATTTGCTTACTTAATATTTGTGTTTTTATATTTATAATTTGTTCATTATTAATAAATTCTTCAGATTTATCTTCTAAATTAAATACTTTATTATAGTGATTTTTTGCTTTCTCATAATAATAAGGTATAATACCTAATCCAGATTCATCCAGAACTTTATTTTCTAATACATCATAGTAATATAATAATGTATAATACATCCCTATATTAGTATAATCATAATTATCTCTATATGTTTTTAATTGTTGAAACATCATACCTGTTGGAACTTTTATATTGTATATCTTACATATGTATTGAAATAATAAATCCCAGTCGTTTTTATATTTATCAGATTCTCCTTCTTTTATTTCTAAACATTTACTACAATATTTTTTATTGCTTTTAATAGTTAAATCTTCTTTATCAAAAGATTCTTTACATACAAAACATTTTAATTGTCTTTGTTTTTTTTCCATAAATAAACCTGCCTTTTAATAAATAAAGAGGTAGTTTCCTACCCCTTTATTCTTTTTATAATATTATTATTCTTCTATTTCTTCTAATAATTCTTCTAAGTCCTGTTTAATCCGCATTAATGGTTGTATTTGTTTTTTTGTTGTTTCACTAACAGCAACATCTTCTCCTAGATGTTCAGTAACAATATCTGCATATTCTTCAAGTTTATCAATTTCTTCAAATCGTGTAAATAATTCTCCAATGGATTCTTTTAATTCTTCATGTGTAGGTTCTTCACCTTCATAAATTTCTCTTTGTGCTTTATAATCGATATCATCTTTTTGACCAGACATTTCTTTTTCTTTAATTAAACCTGCAATAATAACCTTTTCTAAATTTTCTGCTGTAAAATCTTCGATGTATCGTTCAGTATAGATATTTCTGCATCGAGCAAAAAATTCATCTGTTTCTGCTAAATAACCACTAGAATGAATAGGATTCCCTTCTTCATCAATACCATTTGATTTTAGATATACAATATAATCAGAATTATTTCGGATAGGTGCAATATTTCTTTCGTCACCTTCAATAACAAATTTTTCTTTATCTTTATCAAATTTTTCATGACCAAGAAAAACTACTGTAAATCCAAGTTTTAGTAATTTATTAACTTGATTAAACATTTCATCTTGATATTCTTGCCACAATCCATAACCTTTATTACCTGTTTTAATACTTGTTGAGCCAAATTTCTCAATTATATAATCTCTACACCATCTACCCATAGTTTCCATACCATCACATACAATAGTAACTTGTTCTTGTTCAAGAATTTTACACCATTTTTTACCACCTAAAGTTCTTAAATGTCCTGTAAAATCACTCCATTTATTTGCTTTTAAAACAATAGCACCACTAATACCATTCAAACCTTCTTCAAAAGGAATAAATACTGGATTTTTAAATTTAGATGCTTGATATGTTTTCCCCAAATCATTGTATCCATATATTGTGATAATTTTACCTCTTAAATCAGTAGTAATTTTACTTACTTTAGCTTTGTCTCTAAAAGTTGTTTCAACTAAACTTAATAAACCACTTGAAATTGCCATAAAATATATTCCTCCAATTTATTTTTATTTTGTATTTTATTAATCAGTTATTTCTACTATGTAATTCATCATAGTGTTAAACACTTTACATGGTATAAAAGATTTAAATTTTTCTGCTACTTGTTTGACGATTTTTTCTTTATATATTTTATATACATTAAAAGCCTCTTCATAATTTTTAAATCGTCCTAAACGTATATCTCTACCTGTACCATTTGAACATTTTGCTAAATAATCACCATTTGTACAAATACTAATCCCTATAGGAGTAGTTTTTCTATTAACATCATTCTTTACAAATAAGTTATTTATAGATAAAGGTACAAAACAACAAGTATCAGGTTTATAAATCCTATTACCTTTAATTAATATATCTTTATCAAGACACATTATTTCATTATCAATTTTATAATAATTTCCTTCATACCATTTAGCAAAATTTTGATAATTATGCCATTCTTCACAAACCGTACAATCTAAATAAGCAGGATTTTTTCTTTGATATTCTTCAGCATAACATCTTCTCAACATACCATGCCATGTATAATAAGCATGATTTACTTCTTTGCCTTTATTATTACTTACTTTATATTTCCCTTCTCCTATAAATCCAATTTTATATACTGTTTTATCATATGGATTTGACACCTGACCAGTTTTAAATTGAACATATTGACATTTCTTTCTATACCCTTCAAACTGCACTGTAACATCTAAACTACTATTATATTCCACAATTTTCATCATCGAACCATTGGTATTATAATTTGTTTCACCTATCCTATTTTCACTTATTTGCTTTTTAAGTTTTTGCTCAATAATAAACCAACCTTCTTTCCTTTGGTTGGTATATATAAACCAACCAAAGTATTTATTGGAATTTTGATCAGAATTTAGGGCGTTCCCTCTTAGTTGTATTTGCTCCTGCTCCTTTATTGCCTAATCCTTTTCCTTTTTTATCAGTAGATTCTTCATTCTTTTTATTCTCAATTTCATTGTCTCTTTCAATCTTAGCTTTTTTAACGAGTTCTGGATCGAATTCTTTTTCTACATCTTCTTGAATATCTGCACCAAGAACGATTAACTCATTAACATACTCTCTATGTTCTTCAATTTTTGCTTTACCTAAAGTTCCACCTTTTTTAGTTTTAACAATTTTACTTTGATAATTAATATTACCCCATAAATTTAATGTCATACCTTCTTCAACAGAATTTAAAACATCTGCACCAAAGTCATATTCTTCACCTTCATCATCAATAATTGTTCCTGCAACAAATTCCATAGGAATAACTTTTCCACCATACACAGGAGTCCATCCTGAAATTATTGTCCTGCCAGTTTCTTCATCATTTTTTATTTCTTCTTTAACTGATGTAACATACATTTCTACATCAAAATCAGCTTTATAATCTTCAGGTTTAATACCATTATCAATAGAAACATTGCCAAAACCTAATTCAATAGTAATTTTAGTTTTTACTTCTTCAGATTCTTTAATTTTAAATATTTCTTCTTTGAAATGTGGTACAAAATCTCCATTGCCAAAAATTCTTACCTTAGTTACATTTTCTCGGTCTTCATCATTTTTACAATCTGCAAGTGTTAATTGCTCTCCGTCAATGAATTTATTTAGAGTTTCAAAAACTTTTTTAACTTTACCATCTTTATTTTTTTCTTTTGCAAAAATCTTCAATTCTAATTCTGAAAATTCACCAGTTTTAACTATCAATGAACCATTTATGTAGTTACCATCTTTATCTTTGTTAAATTTTAACTTATGTTCTTTAACTTCACCTGTTAATGTAACATTATTTACGCCTTGTCTCAATTCATTATTAGCCATATGTATAATCTAATCTCCTTTTAATTTATATTTTTTATTTTTACATTCTATACATTCTATACTATTAATTAAATAACCAACCTACCAATCCATTAACTAAATCCTACTCTTCTTCGTCATCATTATCTTCAGTTTCATCATATAATCTTAAACTGCCATCCGCAATTTGTAGAATAGACCAAAGTTCTTCACACTCTTTGCCTTCTGGCATTAATTGAATCTTAAGTTTATCTCCTTTTCCAATCAGTTTTACAATATTTCCAATCTTAACTTCACCAGACTCAGTTACAAATCTTACCTTATCTCCTTCTGAAAGAGTGACATCACCATTAACAGAATCTACTACCATTTGTTTGTACGGATTAACTTTTACATTAACCATAAATAAATCATTTCTCCTTTTCATTTTAAATTTATCTTAATTTTAACTTAAAACCTAAGTTTGAATAAAATATTCCTTTTGTGCTGATTTTTAGAAAATTAACATGCTCTAAACCCTTATAAATCAAGGGTTTGTAAATTGGTATATTTTGTAAATCACCCTTTCTTTGAAATATTTTCTTACTTTTTCGATTTTTGATGAATTTTGATAGAATTTTCTTAACTCTTATTACTTTCACTATTATATTATCATTCTGTATAATTGTCAAGAGAGAATTTAATTTATTTTTTGATTTTAGTTAAATTCTCTCTTAAATGGGAAACTTGTTAATTAAATATTCTTACCTCAATTCTATCAAATACTTAATAGTCATTTGCTCTTCTTTATAAACAATAATCTCATCATTATATAACATACTACCTGCATGTGCATGAAGTGAATTAGCACCAGGACACATTTTTTGTAAATTTTCATAATTAAGATTATAAAACTTACTATCAAATGAATATACGTCATATGGTTTACCATAAGCAACATTAAACAATGCCATAAATCCAGAATTAGAATTTCCATTAGACCATCTAGAACCAGATAAAGATGTATAACCAAGTGATTTCTTGGCTTTTGGGGCGAAGTAGCAACCAAAACCGAACATCTTACCATTTATTACCACTTTTGAAGGTCTTAAAACTAATCCTGAATTAATAATACCCCAAATATTCTCTGAACGTGAACCATGAAACAATAATCTTTGATCTTTTATTTTCTCATTAGTAACAAACTTTTCATATCTTTCCTGTGTTTTTAAATTAATAACTTTCCATGCAGAATGAAACTTATTACTAATTTCACCTAATTCTTTCTTAATCATTTTCAATTCTTCTTGTGTAACTTCTTCAAATTGTAATCCCATTGCATCTAATATTGTTTTATTATTTTCTACTTCTGTTACATTATTTTCATTTTCATCTTTTTCTTCAATGGAATGTTGAACAACCTGACCTTTCATAATATCAAGTAAATCTTGTTCTCTTTGAAGTATTTCAGAATAATCTTTATCTGTTTTTGCAAGATAATCTTTAACTTTTCCCATTTTTCTTGGAATAGTTTTAAACAAATCAACTAATACCTTATTAAATAATTCAATATCATCTGTATTAATCAAATTGTTTAATATTAATTGTGCTTCAGTGATCATAACCTGAGTAACATTCTGAGAATTGATCGTATAGTTATCTTTGATTGCTTGTTTTGCCATTGATTGAAGTCTTGCTACAATTTGTGCTATAGAAGGATTATTAATATCAAGATATTCTTTCTTCTTTTGTTGAATAATTGTTTCTGCTACTAAATCAGTCTTATCTTCATATCCCTTGCGTATCTTACTTTTTAAAGTAGAATCCCATTTCCCTATAGGATATCTTTTTGTTTGATATCCACCTACACCAATTCGTCCATATTTTGCAATAAAATAATCTTCACCATCTGGTATCAGTTCGTAATACTTATTATTATTTGCATTAGGTTCTACTTTAACTAAATATATAGAATTTTTCATATATCACCTCTTATAAATAACAAACTAAAATTTCTATATCGACATTTTCAAAAACTTCTTCAATATCTTCTTTTACTTTATTCCAGTTTAAACGATCTAATCCACAACCTAATAATGGGATCGCAATCTTTTCAATTCCTAATTGTTGAATTTGTATTGACATGTCTTCTAATGCTTCTCTTAAACTATCATATGTAGGTTTATGAAATGCTTTTCTTTTAGTTACTAGATTAAATACATTATCAATAAGAATTGCACAATTATTTTCTTCAAAATCATCAATATCTTTTAATTTCTTACGCATATTATATAACTCATTAAATTTTACTGCAATTCCTGCACCTAAAGCAAAATCACCTGAAATGCAATGTGCAAAATAATAACCATGTGGTACTGAAAATAAATCTCTTTGTTCTTCTTTTAAAATCATAATAATTTTCCTCCTTTATTTTAATTATATTTATATTTTATGTAAATCAAGGGTAAATACTTAATACCCTTGATTAATAATTCTAATAAATTCATCTTCACTTATAACTTGAATTCCGTCTTTTTTAGCTTTATCTACTTTACTACTACTTTTAAGAGATCCTTCAATTAAATAATCTAAAGATTTAGCATACCCTGAAGCAAATTCTGCACCTAAACTTTCAAGTAATGATTTTAATTCTTCCTTCTTATAATGTGCAAAACTTCCCGTTGCATAAGTTTTCTTTCCGTTAAAGAAATTATCCTTAATTGTTGTTTCTACTTTCTTAACTTCATCATTTTTAATACTAACTACATTCAACAATTCCATAAAATGTTTCATATTATCTTCATCTTGAAAATATGAATAAATACTCATTGCTGTAGTATTACCAAAATCTTCAATATTCACAAAGTTGTAATATGAATTAGTTGCTTTTAGAAATGCATTAATATCACTATTAAAATGTTTCTCTAATCTCTTAGAACTACCAAATCCAACATTTTTAATTCCTAAAGATGCAATTAGTGAACACATTTTAATACTCTTAGAATCATTAATTGCAGTAATCATCTTATTATACGATTTCAAAGCAAAACCAGAAAGTGATATAATATCTTTCTTATATCTTTCTAATTTAAAAATATCCATATAACAAGTTAAAAATCCCTTATCAATAAATACTTCTAAGGATGCTTCACCAATATCAGCAATATTAAAACATTGTTTACTAACAAAATGTTTAAGTTTTTTAAGTAGTTTTGCATCACAATCAGGATTAAGACAGAATAAATCATGAGTATTTACTACTTTTCTCACTTCTACTTTACCTTTACATGCTGGACATTCGTTTGGAATTATATCTGTTCCACTTCTTGTAATATTATTTTCAATTGCAGGAATAATTTTGTTTCTCTTACTAACCTCAATTACATCAAATTTGCCAAGTTTTAATTGCCAGAATCTATCTAAATTATGTGTTGTTGCTCTATTAACTTCAGTTCCTTCAATATTAACTGTTTCAAAAATTCCTGTTCCAACAATTTTACCAAATCTACTTGTATTCCATTCAGTATATAGGTATACGGTTTTATACCAACTGTCCTCAAACTTAAAACTTACACTTCCATTATAATGATGATTGGTCTTGCCTAATGATTCTGCATGTTTAATATCATTGAATGTTAGCACTAGACCATCTATTGGATCGTCAAAAGTAGGAATATCTTCTATAATCTGATTAATTGTTTCTTCGAGATTATTTTTATTAACAATCCAATATTGAACAACATCAAATCCTTGTAATTTTAACCATTCTAATTGTTCCACTTTAGTTTCAAATTTATTTCCTTTGAGAATATTAAAAGCACAAAATTCAATATTTCTTTCTTTGCATACTTTTGAATCAAGTAAACCAACTGAACCATTTGCTAAATTCCTTGGATTAGCATACTTATCTTCCTGTTTTGCAATCTTAGAGTTTAATTCATTGAATGAAGAATATTTCATATAATTCTCACCAACAATTTGAATCTCATTTTCATCATCAATTGTTAATGGAATATTTTTAATACTATTTACATTATGAGAAATATCTTCTCCGATATTTGTTTCTGAATCACCTCTAGTTACTAATTGTTTAAATTCTTTTTGATAAGTTACTTTTCCTGTCCCTCCATCAATTTTTAACATTAACACACCTTGTTTATCACCTAACCATTTTACCAATTTAGGTATTTCTTTGATCTTGTCAAGTGACAATAGAGGAATGTCATGTTGTACTTTTGGCAGATTAGATACTACTTTATATCCTGCTCTTTGCGTTGGAGAATTAGATAAGATTATTCCTGTAGATTCTTCTAATGATTTAAGTTTGTCAAATAAAATATTATATTTACGATTCTCCATAATAGGATCATTCAAATTATAATATGCATCACATGCTTTATTTAGCAATGTGGTTAACTCTTGAATCCTTTTTACTTTATCCAAAACTATACCTCCTTTTCTTATTATTCTTTATCCTTTTCTTATTATTCTTTATCCTTTACTCAAACTTCATATCCTTCAACTTTTGCAATTGTTTTTCCACATTGATAATTTTCTTTAATCTCATTTCTTCTGCACGTTTAACAGCAGATTCTTTTGTCCTGTGCCAATCTTTTCCTTCGTCAAAATATACTTCTCCACTATTTTTTATTACACTAACAACATTATCTTCAATTTCAACTTCTTTTTCTAATATCCCTTGCGTTAACGCATATTTAGTAATCCAAACTGTAAAAGTATTTTCGCTCATAATATGTACCTCCTTAATAATTCAAATTTACTATTAACATTATAACATTTATATTACCATTCTGTCAAGCACTTTTTAAAATAATTTTATTCATCATATGCACTTAAAGTTAAATAATAACTACCATACTCTTTTTCTAGTGTTTTAAATTTTAATCCTTCGACTTCTATACCATAGTCATCGAACACAGAAAAAGATATATCTTCATTATCATCAATTTTATTTAACATTTCTTTTAATTCTTTTGCTTTCATAATTATATCTCCTTTTTATATTTTATTTTCATTCCATATGTATTATACAATTATATTTTGATTCTGTCAACATCTATTTTCTCATTCTATAACACTCTGGATTATCATCAGTAACATATATACATCTAGGAAATTTAAAATATTTACATCCTTCAGGACTTGTATCACAACCCATATATTTTCTTTCTCCACATCTTGTACAGCGATAATGTTTTTCTAATTCAGAACCACAACTACGAATTACTGTTGCTTCATATTTCCAATCATGAATACCAAATAAACAAGATATATTCATTTTATATTTTATC